GTGCTGATGAAATTAAACATTGGTTGTTGGAACCGAATCAAGGAATTACATGGGAATCTTTTATAAAGAAAGTTGTTTTTGATCAACATATTCATGGGGGGGGTGCTATTTATAAGCAAGTTCAAAATGGAAGATTAGAAAATTTCGACACTCTAGTGGGGGGAACGGTTTATAAAATCAAAGAACCTTATTTTAGTTCCGTTTCGGGATTTGTACAAGCTATACCAGGATTTACTTCTCAAGTCTTTTTCGAGGATGAATTATTATATATCGATTATTTGACTACTTCTGTACAAAGTCAAAACATGATTCCCTTGGAGGCTCTTATAAATCTTATATCGGAGACTTTGCTTTTTGATGGCATGATGGCAGAATATGCGGATGGTACTCGACCTCCCGATAAGGCTATTATAGTTACTGATAGTTCCCCATTCGGAGGACTTGGCGAAGGAAGCGAAGGATTGAGAGTTCCTATAGACGGATCAGAACAAACAAGATTGGAGACTAAATTAAATCAACCTAAAAAAAATGCAATAGTTACTTTTAGCGGAAATAGTGTGGAAGTTGTTGATCTATCAAGAGAAAATAGTCAAGAATTTCATAACGCAAGAAAAAAAGACATAAGAGAAGAATGCGCACTTGTTTTCAATATGAGCAATACCGAAGTAAATTTGACTGGATCAAATGATACTTCGGGACGTTCTACGGCAGAAATACAACAGGACATAGAGCAAGGGAAAGCAACGGGACCAATTTTAAGAAGTATTCAAAACGCAATGTCAAGAAACTTGATACCGCACCGATATGGTTCGGGGTGGTTGTTGGATTTTGTTTTGACAAAAGATGATAAAACCGATAGAGAACTTGATTTGTTAATGTTACAGACGGGAGAAATGACCAAAAACGAAATAAGAGAAAAACGAAATAAACCGCAGTTTCCAGATGCACAATATGATTTGCCTGATGGAGTACAACAGGGGCAACAAGGACAAACAGAAACGCAACCTGTATTTATGAAAATGACAAAATGATAAATCAAGGTAAATTAACTCAATCCGAGTTTGAAGAATACATGATGCCTATGGCTTTAGACATGCAGGCGGTTTTTAATTTGATACAGGAAGATGTTTTTAAATTGATTGATGAATCAATAAAAGAAGGATGGACTCCAGACGTTTTAATAAAAAAAATAGAGGAATTAATATAATGCCTATACCAAAACCAAAAGGATCAGAAATAGAACAGGAATTTATGTCTCGATGCATGGCTGATGACAAGATGAATAATGAATTCCCGCAACAAGAACAACGAGTGGCTGTTTGTTATAATACGTATCGAACAGCTAATAAAATGAATGATATAAAAATAAAGATACAAAAAGACATAAATAAAATTAAAAAACATTTAGAGAGAATAGAAACTATAGAAAAATATAATGATGAGATAGAAGAAGTAAAAAAAGTAAAAACTATAGAAGGTTATGAATCACCGGAACCGGGGAGTCTCCCTAACGAGGGTGCGGATTTATTGGCACGAATTTATTCCAAATGCCGATCTGATGGCAAAGATAAAGAATATTGCGCTAGAGTTGCTTGGACTGCCGTAAATAACGCAGGATATAAATCTCTAAAAATTATGAAAAAACTTAAAAAAGCGCAATGCGATTTGACAGGAATAATCGATAAAATAAAAAAACAAAAATTAGTTAATGATAAATGAAAAAAACTTTAAAAAATACTTATGGATTAACGAAAATAAAATGTCAATTTTGCGGCAAAGAAATTTATTTATTTAATAATATAGAAAAATATAGCACTTGTCCGGCGTGCAAAAAACGCATGAAAGGAAATCCTAAGTTAAGAAATTTCAAGGAAATCTATGGCAAAAATTTGGCTCGATAGGCTTATAGACAAATATAATCTTCCTAGAGATGGATGGTCGGGTAAGCCATACGGTGAACTTGTTAAAAAAATTATAGCTCAAAATTCTGAAAACATTCAAAACAAAATAGTAAGAATGAATAAAACTACATGGGATAAAACATTAAGAAAAGTTGTCGGAATAGAAAAACGATTTATTTTGCCTGATATTTCAAGTGTTTTGCCTAAAAGAGATATTTATGTTCGCAAGGCATCCATACAGGGAACGATAATAAGTGATACTTTGCGAGATTCATTAACTAAAAATTTAAAGGATTCATTGAAAGAATTGACATCTAAAACTCAAGAGCCAACATATATTCGTAGAAGAGGAGCAATGACTGGAACAATAAATCCCAAAATTATAAAAGAATTTGAAAAAAAAATAACAAATACATTTTTAAATTATACGAGAAAAGATAAAACTTTAGGGATGCCGAAGAATATACATACCATTGCCGTGACAGAAGTAAGATCGTCAATTAACGAAGTTAAAAGTCAATATGTCAAAAAACTTGTAGAAAATAATCCCGGCATTGAAATAAGAAAAGTTTGGATACATAATAAAAGTTTGAGCAAAAATCCAAGGCAAGGCCACATACAAATGGCATATAAAAGTGCCAAAAAACCATTGAACTTAAATCAAGAATTTGAAGTACCACATTACGAAAAAGGGCGAATGAAAGTAATAAAAATGATGTATCCACATGACCCCAATGCTCCGGTAGAGGCAATTGTAAATTGCAATTGTGATATAGACTATAGAATAAAACGTAAATGATAGAGTTTTACAAACAGCGAGAAGATAAACTTGAAGTTCTAAAGGTAATATCTAGGGAGCTAAGTTTCATATACGAAACTAATTTGCAAATTATAATTGATATAAATAATACTAATGGGAATATTAAAATTAAGATAACGGAAAATTTTTAATTGACAATTATATAAATTATAATTATATTTCAAATAGATCAGAGTACCTACACAGATTGAAATGGCCTGATAACAATGGAGAATTAAATGCCAGAGTTAAGGGCCGAAAAATCTATATCCTTCCCGTTCCATCTTTGGGACAATATAAATCACAGAAATAGAACAATAGAAAAATCAGATGAGGGTGGCTTAAAACATCGTTATCTTGTTGGCATTTCGTCGGGTCCAAAAATAGACGAGCATGGCGAAAGAATGACAACTAATTGTATCAAGAGTTTCATGGAGCAGGCAAATTCTGGGGACATTCTGTTATATCCAGATGTGCATGATATTAGAGCCAGCGAAGATATTGGAATTTTAACACGATCTAAAATAATAGAAGATGGAGATTGGGAAACAGAATACAGGTTATATGACGAATTCGATAACATTGGACAAGTGAAAAATGAAAAAATAAATGATATTTGGAAACAAATGAACGGTATTCAGCCTTATAAAAGACCACGCCAAAAAGGGTTTAGCATCGAAGGATATATACCGGAAGGCGCAATTATCGAAGCCGAGATCGAAAGCGAAGGAAAATTGAAAAAAAGAGTAATAGACAATGTTCTTCTTACTGGCGTTTGTCTCGTACCTCGTCAAGCATACAAAACTGGAATAGCCAACGCAATTTACAAGGCACTTGGCGAGTTGTCTCCTTGGAAATCTGAAATAATTAAAAAAGCCGCGCAAAGTGAATTCACAAAAATACTAGAAGAAGGTGAAAACGGAAGCGCATATTTCCGTAAGCGTTGGGATTACTTGGATGCGCTAGAAAAAGCTATCGAGAATGTTATGACAGGAGCATATCGAGAAGAAGATAAAAGATCACAATTGGGAATCATTTTTGATGAATATCGAAATGCCATGATTGATTTGATTATGTCCTCTGAATCTATATTCACAGAAGAAGATGAAGAAGAGGAAGGAATAGAACCGTATCAAGCGGCAGTTAATAAAACTGAAATATCAAAGTCTGATATTTTCCGATCTTTATTATCTGATCTTGAAAAATTACAAAAAAGTATCGGAGGACATTATGTCTAATATTGCAATGAAATCATTGTCGCAGGATGAATTGACTATTTTGTCAAACATTGAAAGCGCAATTTCCGAGTTAAAACAAATGAATGCCGGAGCGCAATCTGTGGAACAAAAAGCAATGCCAGAAGAAAATCAAGAAGAAATTAAAGAAGCGGAAGACAAAGCACCCGAAGAAGTAATCCCAGAGGACGAAGAAAAGATAAAAAAGGAAACAACGGAAACTCCATCGGATGTAGCAACTGGTACAGATACCGCAGAGGAACGCATAAAAGATCGGCAATCAGAAGCTAGTGAGGAACAAGTTAATGAAGTAGCCAGGTCTTTGGCAAAAACACTTTTGGGAATTAAAACGGAAGTAAAAAAATCAAAACAAATAAATCCCATTGTTGCGGCGATTGAAAAAATCGGCGACACAATAAAATATCAAGATCAAAAAATTGAATCAGTTTCCAAAGCTCTTTCAGCATTTATGGATGGGTTCGGGATTACTGAACAATTGGAGCTTGCAAAAAAAGAAGCTATCCCGGAAAAAAATCGCCGTGGTGGTATAACAAGCACAGATCAAAATCAAGTTGTTAAAATGCTTACCGATGTATTAAGTAAAATTGAAAACAAAGATGAAATAAGTCCATACATGTCTAATTCTAATGTTGTACAAAAAAATCTGGTACAAGGCGGCATGTTGGATCATATTTTAAACAAATAGGAGAAAAAAAATGCCAGGATCATACAGACCACAATATAATAAATATGCTCAGTTGACACCGAACATTATCAAGAAAGCTCTGGATACTGCGGCAGGAGTTGGTGCAGCTCACATACCGCAGGACTTAGAAAAACTTTATACTGATACTGTAAACAGACTTTCGCCAGAACTTGCTCTTGTCACGGCGAAACAAGCTAATAGTTTAACTCCTGAATTTAATAGAGTTATTGCTCGTCCAGCTCTTGGTGGAGCGCAAGGGGAAAATTCAACTGCACCAAAAACTAATTCAAAATCAGTTAGAGACAGCGTAAAAGTTAAAGTTATAAAACGAGTTGGAGCTATTTCAAATTTGCTCAAAGATTCAAGCCGGACATTTCTGGATGTCCAAGCGTTTGAAATGCAGCAGCATTTAGAGGCTCATGTACTTGATTTGATTTATTACATGTTATATGGCAACAAAGATTCGGCCGCTTATGTCGGTGGAACATGGACGACATCACCCGATATTGAAATGGACGGAATAGATAAATTTGTTGTCAGCAATCGGTTGCAGTTGCTTCCGGGAACGGCAGTTCCAACTGATTTGTCTTTCTTGGACGGCATGCTTGATGCAACATCGCGGAATGGAGGAAATCGAACCGTACGAGCATTTGGATCGAGTCCCGAATTTTTAAGTAAAATTTCAAGACTTTTGACAAATGTACGCTTGAATCAAGATTACGGTTCAGGTTTGACACAAGTTGACATTGCCGGAGGGTGGCGTATGAATGCATACCGACAAACTCCGATAATAGAAACTACGTCCACTAAGGCTATGGAAAAATTAACATCGACTGTCTCTCTTTCTACGGTTGCCACTGGAGGAGGATTGTCTGATGGCACATATTATGTGCGAGTTGCACCGGTAACCAATCAAGGAGAACAAGAAGCAAGTGATGAGGCTAGCATTACAATTTCCGGCGGTGGAGCGGCACAAAGAATTAGAATCACATTGAGCGCATCACATAAAACAGATGGTCTCAATAGCGCATATTCGTATAGAATTTATGTTGGAACTTCCTCAGGCGTCGCTAACACGAAATTAAAAAAAATTGTATCTGCTTTCATGTATGACGCCTCTAAATCTCAACTTGATCCAATGATAGACGCAAATTGCGCTGGTACGGGAACAAATTACATTTTTTTTGACAGTATGACTCCCGGAGCAGATGTTCCGACAGGATTACAAAATGATATTCCAAATGTTGCAGTAGGCGGTATTAGACCTGAAATGATGTATCTGTGGTGTACTGATCCGATACAAGGTTTGGGAAAACTCCCGTATGTTAATACTGATGGTGATATATTTAATGGACTAGTAACGACAAAACGACTTGCGGATGTTGAAGACTATATTCAATTTCTCATAAAATCATATTGCGCTTTATGTCCATCGTTTGAAAAAACATCGTACATCATAAGAGGATTAAGAACGGCATAATATGAACAGGGTCAAAACTAGAAAAGAAATAGAGACCCTAAAAAAGGAGCCGGAATCAATTTTGGAAATTCCAGAGGAGAAACCGGCTCCTATCATATTAGAAAAAATAGAATATATTATGTATTCTGCGGAACTTGGAGATTTTGAAGATGATATTTGCATTAACGATAAGATATACAGACGAAAATGCAAAAATGGGACACTAAAAACTTTTTCTAAATTATTAGCCGAATATTTAGAACATCATGGATGGATAAAAATCAAAGAAGAGGTGAAAGATGAATAAGCAATATATGACATCATCCGAAGCTGTTGCGCTTAGTGATTCATTTCCGGCGGGACAGGTATTCGGATTAGGACAAAGACTTAGATATTCCTTGATGAGCGGGATGGGCTTCAAGGAAGGTCAAAAATTTTATGTGGATGGAACAAGCGGCAGTGATACCAATGATGGGTTGTCTTGGGAAACGGGATTTAAAACCATACAAAAAGCAGTAGACTCCTGTGGCAATGGCAGAGGGGACGTAATTTTTGTTGGTCCTATGCCTAGCGCAAAATACACAGAAAATGTATTGATCAATGGGCATCAATCCATAAAAATAATTGCTCCCTGGGGGCCTTGGGCTACAAGAATCAGGGTTTCTGATGCGGCTGTAAAATACCCTTTTACGCCTCCTGGTGGTTCATTGTCGGGTGGAGCCGGTTTTATTGTATTATCACGAGACGTTGAAATTTGTGGTTTTGGCATTGATTCCGGTGGTGCATATACTGGTATATATTGTGGAGATAGTACAGCACTTGGTGGTAGTGGCGCAAATACCGCAGGATGCAATTTTCATGACAATCTCATGATAGGCGGAACCGATGGTCTATATCATTTTGTTTTGCAAGGTAGTTCTGACGCTGTACAAATCAAGCAAAATATTATCGAAGGATGTTCGGGGGCTGGCTTATATATGTGTTGTGGAGGAGCAAAAACAAATCAAAGAACATTGATCCAAGGTAATCAGTTTGTTGGATGCATGGATTATGGTGTTTATCTTACAAATGATGTGCATTATAACATAATGGTTCTTAATAATATGTTTTTTGATCGGCTACCGGGGACTACTGTGATGACTCGCTCTTGTTTGTTTCAAGGCGGGTATGGAAGTGTATTTGCTGGAAATCTTGACGCAACGACGAATGGAGCACTTGGGGCATCTACGGATTTCATGAGCGGGAATACTGAATTGCATGCGATGAACTCACCGGTATACATAGCGGAGGTTTAAGATGAAAAAAACTGTACAAATAACGGGGCATGATCTTGAGGAAATTATGAGCATGCCTGAAGAAGAAA